CCTGCGAGAATGTCGAATGAGTCTTCTGGTGACTTGCCTTTAAAGTCATCAACCTGAATCCCCAACGAATCGAGTGCCCTAGTTGTTTCGGTCAGTCCGTCCCTGCCGTCCGCAATGAATGAGGACATGCGACGGATGCCCTTTTCAAAGCCTTCGATATTAGTGCCGGACTGTTCGAGCGCAAACTTTAGCTCGGAGAGTGATTCTGTAGTAAAGCCAGTGCGTAAACCCATCTTCTGGATTTCGTCACCGGCCTTAGCGAACGATTTAACCGACAGAGCAATCGCACCAGCGACAGCCGTACCAGCAGCACCGAGAGCAAGGAACGATCCCCGCATATTCTTCAGCTTGCCTGATACGTCTGAAGCATCGGCCTTGACTGTAATCTTTGCTTCGTTTGCCATTATTTAGAATCACCTCGTCGGGCTATTGCACCCATATCAGACAGCCTCGCAATCCTAAAGTTCTCTACGTCAGCACCCATGATCGTCGTGGGTAACTGCCCATAGCGTTGCGCCAGTGCGTCTATTACCTCCGCGCTAACGATCTCCACTGGTAGAGGCGCAACGCCTATACCGACGCGGGCTGTTCGGGCTGCGCTGAGTCTAAATTTTTATCACCAATTAAGTGATCTTTCCATGCGTCAACCACTGCATTGAATACTTCAGAGTCAAGAGATAAGACACCATCGGCATCAGCCGGAATGTCGTTACCTTCCTCGTCTGCAAGGTTCCAAGACACCAAAACGATATCGCCGAAACTGCGGACAATATCGCGCTGATCCTCAGTCGATAAGTCACCAACGGTTGCGGTCGTTAGTCCTTCCATTTGCAGAAGGAACTCCACCGGAACACGCTTCGAGTATTCGACCTCTGCGCCTTCAAGATCACCTGTCAGCGGAAGCGTGTAGGTCTTCCGCTTTAGTGTGAATTTCTTTTTCTTAGCCATTAGAAAACCTCTGGGATTTCTGTTTAGTTAGTTTGGATTAGCTCCAGGTCGGAACTGTCCCATCAGCAAGCGCACAAGGTGCAGACCATGTGAGTTCGCCGGAGGCCGAACGAGATAACGAGTAATTACCGATAACCATTTCCATCGAGAGCGTCTGCCCTGAGATAGCAATAGTCACGGTGCGAACTACCGAGGTACTCGAAACGTTCTTCAGTACAGCGTGCGACTTGTTTGCAGCGTCGTTGAAGATACCGTTCATTGTGAACGTGCCATCTGCGAACAACTGCAATCGTTCCGTTGCTGACTTGTCTACACCTGTCGTGACCTGCTCGGCTCGAGGGGTGTCGATACTGAAATCAGTTACATCGTTCGATATGTCTCTCAGTGTTCCCGCCGAATCGTCTACTGAAACGGTAGCACCGAGGCCACTTTCTTTAGCCATAATTGACCTTCCTTTAGTTGTCTACCGCCGTACCTCTGCGAACTAACGCAGAAACGACGAGGTTAGCGAATGTACCAGACGCTTCAATGCGTAAGGCTTTCTCAATGTTGCCAGCGACAGAAAGCCGCTCGGCAGTTCGAGCTGAATTGATTGTGAACGTGCCTACCGTTGACCATGTGCCATCGATGCCGTTCGTTGTGTCGGGTGAGTCCTCCAGGGTAATTACTGGTGTGCCTGACCCTAGTGTGAATATCTGAAGCCAAGCCACAACGCCCGCAGTTGTTTGCGCTGCGCCGGCATCGATGTGACCAGTTAGATCGCTAGCCGATGCAATGGTTTCTTTCATTGCGATCATCTCACCCCATGCAGGTGCGTTACCGCTCGCCTGAATCAGTGAGGTAGTTCCCGCCAATGCACCATCGGCAGATCGTGACCAATCGTAATTGACTTGCTTCGCTTCGATGGCAAAGCCTGGTTCGCCACGAGTGGTCGAGATTGCAAACATGCCCTGTCTATTCGTAGACGGAAGGGTGCTGAGTGCATCGTGTATCTGGTCGGTCGCATCGTTGAACCATGTATCGAAAACGAGGTTGCCATCAACGCCGAGTTGGATACGTTCGACTCCGCTCTTATCAATGCCTGTGTTGACCTGTTCACCGCGCGGCGTATCAATGGTGGACACTGCCCCCACGTCGCCAGAGATGTCATAGCCGCCGACATATAGCCGATTGCCGAGGCCGCTTTGTTTGCTCATGGTGTGATCGTTTCTGCTTCAAGGTCTTTTAGTTCTAATGGAATTGTAACAATCCGAGATACAGCACCACTGTTCCACTGCATCCAATCGACTACTGCATCACCAACGTCCAGATCAGTAACAAGTGCGCTCAAGTTTGCGTCGCCGTATAACCCGGCACTAATGTTCCTGACTGCATTCCAGATGGCGAGGTCAACATTCTTCTTGATACTCGGCGACGCAACTAAGGGGAAATAGCAACGGATTAAGAAGTTATCTTGCACCATTGTATTCCCTAGCGTCTTACGCCCTTCGTCCGGCTCGCTGTCGCCTGTGTACCAGAACGCCACAGCCGGATAACTTGCGATCTTGATAGGTTCGCCGACGTAGTATCCTTGAAAATCTGGATCGCTTACAACCTTCAGAATCGTGTCAATCTGCGTGACCACCGCTGCTCGATCAACCATTGAGGCGGCTCGCTACCCGGCGCGCTAATAGTTGCGGCAGATTCTTACCGCGGATCAGTGACCACGAATTGCGGAACATCGAATATAAGCCCTCAATGAAGTTAGCGTATACAACGTTCTTGCCCTGTACGACTTCACCTGCATCGATGATCGCGTGCAGTTCGCTAACTCGTGTACCCGCTACAGACTCCCGAAGGAATCCAGTAACTAACCCATGCGTTGGGAAGAGTTGCGTCTTCACGGCAGTCTCACCGAATAGCGCAGCCTCGTCGAGTATCTTGGAAGTTTCCTGCCCTAGTATCTTTTCGACTTTGCGAGCATCGAAGATCGCACCCTTGAATTCGACATCGATATTCTTAGCCATTAGAAATAAACCCCAGCCAGATCCCGTTCCTGCCTGTAGTAATCAAGGCTTTTCAGAACGGCTCGCTGTGATGCGCCTGGTCGAGTGATCGTAACGCCGGTTCCAATAGATGCAGTCGTTCCCGCTTCCCGGCTTGTGTATCGGTCACGAGCAATCGACAAGCACGCTTCCACAACGTCAGAAGGGTACAGATACCGGCTGATCGGGAGGCTTGTTGTGTGTGCGGCAGCAGTCGTACCGTTTACGCCACGTATACCGAACGCCCCAACGTGACCACCGTGAGAGGTGACACTTGTTACATAAACCTGCTCGGCCTCAATAAGAATTATTTCACCAGCGGAGATGCCTGCCAGTGACGAGATATTTATATGATCGCCTGTTTCGGTCGAAGCATCAGAGTCATCAGTTGTTACGCCAGTAAGCTCCGTGTCGGATTGCCAACCCCATGCGCCAAGAATCGTAAGCGTCTTCTGTCCTGCATTCAATCGCTCGTCGGTGTTCTCGGTTAGTTTGAGTGTGTGATATGGAGCCTGCGGGTACGGTTCCAGAATGTAATCGTTTGCAATTCCCTCAGTGAGAACTACGTTACTGCCTCGCGCCGAAGCGTCATAGGCTGTGACTGTAGTTGGTACAGCTGAGAGCCAATCGGCGAGAGGGACAACGCCACGGATCGGAACAGAAGTAAATTCGTCAGTGAGCGGATCTCGTCCTTGCGGTAGTTCTGAGCGTGATCGCAGGAGTCCAGAGCCTAAGTCATATTCACGGGTTGCTGTGAACGGTGCGAAGCCTCTGCCGCCCATGTGATTCTCGATGGTGACAGATGCGGATTCCAGCAACCGGCGTAGAACCGTTTCGTCTTGCGTCCAGTCGGAATCAAAGCCATCCCCTGCGAGATACTCTTTCAACAAATCGACCGAGGCGTATACGTGCTTAGTTCTCATTTATATCCACTTAGTTAATGTGTGTGCCATCGAGAGTCATTCGCTGGTCGGAAGAATTAACCCACCCCTCCGACCAGTCTTTTGAATGACCTTTTAGCCTTTTGGGTTCGTGAAGTAGGTGATGTACTTAGCGACTCGAGCTGAGGCCACCGTGTATTTCTCGCCCCGAACGTAGAGATCGTCACCGATCTGGACGTCTTTATAGCAAATGACTTTGATCGTCTTTGCATCTGTCATGAAGATTCTTTCTTGGTTTTGTTAGGGGCGGCAGGCATAACCCACCGCCCCAACTTAGAACTTAGTTACCAGCGATTACGAAGCTGCTGCCTTGAATACGCGGAATGCGTCCACAAGTCCAACACGTCCATCGCCTCTTGCTCGTGCGAAGAAGCCAACCTGGTCGTTGCCCATGTAGAGCGAATCGTTTCGCCTCACAGAGATCCCAACACGGTCGATGATGTAGTAGTTGGAGAAGTCGCCAAGTGCGCCGACTTCTTCGTTAGCAGCAATCGCAGCCGCATTATCCCAACCAGTACCGTCAAACTGTGCAGTCGGAGCACCGAGGAACGAGTCGCCAGGAGCCTTCGTGAGGTCTTCGCCAAACGTCTGGCCAGCAGCGGTCGAACCAATGCTTGCGAGTTGCTGCATGAACGACCCGCTTGTGTACATCGTGGCGTTCTTGCGGAAATGCGATGGAAGAGTCCAGTACAGTTTGTGAGCGTCAGCAGCCACAACAGCGGTTGCACTCGCCATGAGCACGTCAGCAACGGAAGCAACTCTCAAGCCTTCTGGCTCGGTTGTTCCATCACCACCGATGATCTGCGTGTCTTCGTAGACACCACGAGCCTCATTGAAGGTCTGAGCAAGCAACGCCGGAGTGTTGGTTGCCTCGTCTTCGAGTAGCTCGGTCGATACCTTTGTAAGTCCACCGGATTTCCAGATCGTGAAAGCAACGGTTCCGATAGTCGGAGTTGACTCAGCACCGGCAGCTTCTTCAGCCACGCCTGCCCAAGTAGTAGTTCCGAAAGTTGGAATGTCGCCAGAGTCTCGTCCGGTCTGAATGACTCGGCACTTAGGACGAATCACAGAGCCAGGAGTACCGACGTTGTGAATAACTTCATCTCGGAAGTCTTCAGGAACGAGGTAGCCACCTTCGTTGTCTGTGCCTTCTTGCATGGCACGAAGAGCCTCATCGGAAGCAGTACGGAAGTATTGTTCAGCGTTAGGAGACTTGTTGCTGAACCACTTAGTGAATTCCTGCTTGTAGAACTCGTTCGCTGCCTTCTCGTTGTCGCCCATCTGCTCACGTATCCATCGAGTCTGAACCGCGGCTGGGAAAGCCTTGATCCATCCGGCAGGTTTGTGGGATGTGCTGTACTGGCGTTTGTTGTCGTCGTCGTTGAACTCTTCACCCTCAACAACAGGAACGTCGTTAGATGAAATGTGCAAGCCTTTTTGGTAATCACCGATCGTGTCGTTGAGCACCATTGATGCGGCTACAGCGTCGAACATTCGCTTGCTTTCAGCAAACAATCGTCCGGCTGATTCTGGGTTGCCTGCGTCGTTATAACGCTGGGCATCACCGAGAAGTGCAGTAGCCATGTCGCGCTGAGCGTCAATCGACTTTGCACTTACGGTCTTGGATGTCAGACTCTCTGCGGTGACTTCGGGAGTCTGTGCAGGGTCGAACAATGTGTCGGTCATATCCTCGCCTTACTTTCTATAAGCGACAGCTGAGTGGCTGCGCTTGAACTGTTCAATCTCAATATCGAGATCGATGGTTTTCTTAGCGTCTAGCCCCTCAGTGGACGATACGGCATTATCTGCGGTGTCATCTGCGGCGGGATTATCTATTGATGATATAGCCTCGACTGCTTTAATGGCAATCTTCAGCGTGTCCATAGCTTCAGTAAGCGACCTCTGTGCAAGGTGTCCAATCGTTGCAGGCTCGGCTGGTGTCGGCGTGAGACTCACTTCGTAGATAGGCCACGAAGTAATGTGAGCACCGTCATAAGCCATCATGTGCGGTGATGTGCCAGTCGATACGCCCATCTTCTGCGACCTCACCAGATCAGCGATTGCCTCTGCATACTTGTTCGCACGCTCTAAAGTCGCCTCGAACCAGATGCCGATCTCGTCCGCTTTCTTCTTCGTTACCTTCCCGATTGTGGACAGTCCAATCTTCGGGTCTGATGCGTGATCGTACATCAACGGCGGCGTGTCAGATGTTGAGCCTTCCCAGAAATCAGTGTTCTTGGAAAAGTGCGTGCCGTATAAATCTTCGAGATCGAACAGCACTGCATACCCGTCGATGATGTAATCTTTTCCATCGTCGGACGCTCTTATATTGAGTTGTCGTTTGTCTGTCATTCGAGCAGTCCTTCTGTAACCGGTGTAGCCCCACGAGTGCAGTTTGGGTGCTGCGTTGGGTTGTCCTCGTACCATTCTATAGTTTGGCGAGTGCCGTCCACTGCGGCGCATTCAGGATCATCGTCGCCGTCACGTATGATCACCTCCGAT